ATGGACTGCGACGCCTTAAGGCGGGCGACGCACATGTGGAGCTTAGCGGAGAGCGCAGTGAAACGCGCATCGCCATCGAAGTTGGGTTGCGACCAAAAGAAAGCGCCACCAGCATGAAATGCGGTGTTCGTGGCGCGAACTTGGTACTCAATAGCCTCACAATGGACGTAACGGAAATTCTCAATGTGGTTGACAAGAATGGGCTGGTTTAGAGAATCATAGGGCTCAAGGACAGTGAAAAGGTCGGCATTTGCAGCAGAGCCGGTGGACCACGAAATGTTCTGAATTCGGTTCCAGCGCTTGGCAATGTCAGGAGGAAGGCGGAAAATATGCGGGGAGAACTTATCTTGAACAAGGTCCCACCATGTGCCAGCACCAGGAGTGCCGCCAGGGGGAGCAGCTGTGGCACTTTCCGCGGCCAAAGCAATTGTCTGCATGGGAGCGCCGTCGATCTGAGGAGCAGGAGCAGAGGTTGGAAGGTCAGTAGAGGCTTGGAACTCATGGACGTGGGAGAAGTAAAGAATCGGAAGGCGCTTCTTCCAGCGCTCACATTGTTCCTGGAACGTCGGGAAGCAAATATGAACATTGCGCTCGAGGCACCACTCAGTGAAGAAGTCGCGCAAAAGGTCATAGCGTGGTTGGTCATGGAACTGAGAGATCTCAATGAGGGTGGTATTGAACACGGAGCACATGCCAAGGGGTGAATTGTCGCGCGTCCAAAGGAGCGGTCGTGCGATGGAGACTTCATCGAGGGCGAGACGAATTCCAATAGGAGAATCGACAGGGTGGCGCTTGAGTAACTCAAGGCTGGCAAAGGGAGTCCAAGGGGGAGGGGGGCCCTTCTTATCCGCGGCAGAGATGCGCATGCCGAAGATAGCCTCAGACCAATAGGCATACACATCACAAGAGAACGTGGTGTCATGGTCAGGAGTGGGCCAGTAATTGAAATCGTCGCCGTAAAGGAGCACGTAAATTTTTTCAATGAACTCCTCAACCGAGAAAGAACGGCCGGAGG